GTAATAGGGTTGCGGTTGTATCTGTATCAAAAACCTTTAATACCCAAACCGGTGTTGTCGTTCCCGTTTGAACCCCGGCAAATGTCACCGTTTCTCCGGCTTCAGTTATAACTTTCAAATTACCCGCCCCACCAACATAAATTTTACTTGACTGTGCCAAGCTATGATTATCACTTGGTGTTATTGATTGTGCATGTATCATCTATATCTATATTTATTTAAAATCATTTCAGAAACCCTCATAAATCTCCGCCCCTTGTCCTCACGATTATCAAACCAATCGGATAATGTTAAGAGAATTGCCTGTTTAATATCTCCGGGGATTGTTTTCGGTGAAGTAAAGCCGGTTATAAAACGCACCTGAACAGCATTAACTATATCCTTAACATCTGGCCATGAATTACTATCAATGGGATAAACTCTTGCTGGTTTACCGACAAGATCCGTTGCATATTTAGTATTAGTCACCTCTTGTGTAATTCCGTTCCCATCTGTATATTTAACAGAAGATAATGCAGCAACCGGCCAGGTATAAATCTCAATCGCCTTTTCAGGAAACTTATCAAGCAGTAATTCCCATGTTTCGGCAGTAAGTGAAAGGTCATACTCCTCTTCCGCCTTTTGCTGTGCTGCAATAATCAAATCTTGAATATAAGCATCATTATCGGTTGTCAATTCCTTCAGGTGTCTCTTTGCTTCTTCAAGAGTAACCGCATAAACCGACTTCGCCGTTATCAGATTATAACTCATTTCTTTTTTACCGGTCTTACTTTAGGTTTTTTGATCTCCTGAATAATTAAAGGTCTTGTTTCTTCACTTTCCCCCTCATCCACAAATTCAGCCAGTCCTTCCTTTATCCAATAACTTGCATCATCGGGGGGGAGATCATAAATCCCCCCTCCGGTATAATGCAAATTCAAACCAGCAACGCTTGCTTTGAATTTAACTTTCATAAATCAAGTATTAGCGCAACGTAAAGCCCTATAAGGATAATCGGATGCAATCTTATTTGCAGCCCAACGGCCAAGTACATTAAATCCGATCTCATCAGTTTCGGCATAAAGTTCATCCACTCTCTTAATTGTCAATGGCAGACATTCAGCAATATAGAATTGTTTGAAATCGCCAAAATAAACAGCGAAATGAGTACGCTTTAAAATCTGAACATCATCATTGACTATATATGGGAATCCTTCAAGATTTCCAAATTCGCCCATAACCTTTGGAGGCTGAATTAACATATAAGTATCAGCCTTTTCAAGATAAAGCTGACGAATGGCATTCAGTGTAGTATTACAAAACTGGAATTTGCCATTAGTCTGATATGCACGGTTCACACTATATGCCAAATCAAGAAGATTAGCCCTTGTAAGAGATGCTTTTGCACAAGCCGTTGAGGTTGCAACACTTACCGTTGATTTTATTCCGTATGGCTGTGAACTTCCTGTTCCAACTGTAAAGTAATAGTTCAAGGCACGGTACATTCTTTCAAATAACTTAGTTGTAAGCCATCCGGTAAAATCAAAAGCTGAATCCTGAATTAACTCACTCGAAACCTTAACCATAAAGGTTGCTATCTTATAAAATGTGAGAGCTGCGGTAGCCAGTGTCATATCTGTACCAGCTGCCATCGTAGTAGCTTCTGCAATTACTGCACCATTTATACCTGTATCATCTACTGTTGGAAATGTAATTGTAGAACCACTTGACGTTCTGATCCAGGTCGCCACACTTTCATCCACCATTCCGCCTACATATTTCTGCGCAGCAGCTATCTTATCCCCCATAAGGGCAGGTACGGTATATCCACCTTTATTCGAAGTCTTTGAGAATTGATTTGCACGAATCTCTGGATTAATAGCAACCTGATTCTTTATAACTTCAATCCGTCTTTCCGGTGAAAATCCGTCCCATCCGTATCTCAGGTATGTATCAAAATCTTTAAGATCATGTTCTTTTCTCTGTTCCTGGTTCAAATCTCCCTTTATGATTTTTTGGAGATCTACATCCAGGGAAACCTCAAGTTTCTTTTCAGCGGCTTCAAGTTCAATAATCTTTTTTGAAAGATCATCATATTCTTTCTCCCATTTATGATACTGATCCATTTTATCATCGGGAATATCAGAGCCTTTTTCACGGGCATCTTTGAGCAAATCAGACATTTCCTGATGTGCTTTTACACGTTTTTCAATTATGCTTTTAAGCAATAAATTTTCCATCGTTTTTTATTTTTATTAATTTATTTAAAACTTCTAACCTGTGAGGATATTTAATAATCTGATCGGGGTCTTCTCCTCTCAGGATATTAAAAATTCCTTTTACTGTCAAACTTTCATTAAACTTGTCTCCAAGTGCCTCAGTGAGGATATATTTAATTAATTCTACTCTATCTTCTTTAGCCGCATTCTTTACAGCATTTGGATTGGAGGGAAGTGGAACAACTGAAATTTCAAGTAATTCCATTTCATCATAGTAAAGAATCCCCTTTTCTTCCTTTTTATCTTTTTCGGGATCGCCTTCGTGTGATTTAATGGGATAGAATCCTACGCTTGTTGCTCGAAGTGATCCAAACAGAACCTTCCTGAATATTTTTTCAGCAAGTGGATTAATTTCTTCTGGCTCGAAAGTTATATCTGCAATAAGATCTTCACCTTCCCTATAAACTCTTGACATTCCAAGTACATTATCTGGATTTGGTTCATTGAAAAATCCGCCATAGAGTTGATGATGATAACCAACAATGGGATTCTTTTCATAATTCCTAAGATTCCATCCATCGGGATTTAGTACTGAATTATGTCGGTCTTTTGTATTATCACTAACCGTGAATGGTATTGTGCGGGTTTCTTCCACATCTTCAGGAATTGCCCTGAGTTGTCCAAATCTATACTGTGCCGTTATTTTTTTCATTTCCTAATTTTTCTATTGGCGTTCTATTTAATTGTACTAAATATTTTTTACCCATTCCATCTGGTATATTATTCATTTCTTCAAGTCCCCTGACTTCGTCAATATTCATCCATCCACGATCCAATGCTAATCCATAAGCCTCAAAGCGAGTTTTTGAATCACCCCTTAAAAGTCCATTGACATTAAACTTGAAATAGTGATCCTTTTTCTCATCCTCTTTTAAAAGTTTCCGATTGAGTTCATCCTCCCATCTTCGTATCCAGGGCATAAGAGAATATATCACAAATTCAATGCTCTGCTGTTCTATGTTCGAATAAGTGGCCCTGTCAAGATCACTCAATAAATGAGGTGGGACTCCGTACCAACGAGCTATCTCTGTAACTGAAAATTTTCTGCTATCTAAAAATTGTGCCTGATCTGGTGGGATAGATATATTCTGGTATTGAAGTCCCTCCTCCAGTATCATTGTTCCCCCTACATCGTCTTTCATTATTTTGTTGAAAGACTTCCTGAGATTTTGAATTCCCTTATCTCCTAATCTTGCCGGGTGGGTAAGAACGCCACTTTGTTTTGCCCCGTTTGCAAAGAATTTATTCCCAAACTTCTGAACCGCTAACCCCCCGGCTATACTTTCTTTGGCTACTTGTATAGGGCTTTTCCCAACTATACCGTCAGTAGAAAGTGCCGGGATATGTAAAATAAAATTTGCATCAATCAGCGTCCTATCTGGCCTTTGCCTGTAATAAAGCTGGTTATTATCTTTAATTATTTCTACATTAGCCGCATCCCATATCTCTAAGGATTTCGGATCATTTCTACCATTTCTTTCAATGAACGCATATCCGTTTCCCCAACCACAAACAGAATACTGCATTGATTCACGAAAAATATACCCTGTCTGAATCCCATTAGGTTCTTTCAATAACCGGTAAGCCGGATGATTCTCGGCCTCAATTATGTCTCCATTTTTCTCTCTCCTAAAAAGTCCAATAGGAAGCTGCGCTATTGAGGAGGAGAGAATATTTATTGCCCTCCATACCGCCGAATGTGTTAATGCCGTATCCTGATTAACTGTAATTCCCGCAAGAGTGGAAGTGTCCCAACCCACTAATGTAAACCAATCTTCGAGAGTTGCCCCCGGCGTATTGATACGGGCTCTTAATTTTACAATATCATCACTCAATGAAGCAACCTTACCAGTTAATTCAACAACTTCTTTATTTCTTATAAATGGAAATCTCCCGGTTACCTCAAATTTCATTTCTTATAGGCCTATTGTTATAAGTTACGAAATGAGGTAGGGGAAAAAGAATAGAATCGGGACATTTGTCCCTATTTTGAAGAAAATAAATGCAATTTAGAAAGAATCTAAATAAAAGAAGCTGATTTAAAAAGAGTTATAAAACTCAGTAATTTGTTCGGGATTAGAATAATGATGATCCCATATTGTTTCTCCATCTGGATTTTGATAATCAATCCAGCCGGCATAATGAGGATTAATAATAATCTTACATCCTTGCTCTTTTGCCCACTTTGCAACCCATATATCTGCCATGTTCGGGATCGTTACACTTTCATAATCTGGCTTAAAGTAAGAAGTACAAAATGCCATAACGCCCGTTCCGCCAATGTCTATCTCTTTTTCATCCAATACCTCTTCCAGGCAATGAAATTTTTCTTTTCTATCCGTATAGGCATTTTTTACCGGCTTTGTATTCATTATCCTGCCATGATTCGTAATAATCGCTTTACCTCCATATTCATCTAATTTCCATAACATTTGAGCAACATAATCGGTGGGATAAATTAGATCATCATCACAAAGAAAAACTATCCTCTCATGAATTTTATAGAATTTCGCCGCATCACCCTTCTTATTATCCAAATGGTATACCGTGATCTTTTCATCATCTTGTAAAAATTCAGGTGTAAACCAGTAATTATTTAACATTACGTTAATATGTTCAACCTGAACATATAGACTTTGTATTGTATTTTTCAATAGCCGGGTTCTATCAGGTATTGATGCAATCTGTGCGGTTATCATAATGGTCCTCCTACTATTTTATTTGAAACATTTCTATCGTGAATTATCATTGTATAAAGTCTTTCCGGTATCTTCATTGAAGGGAAATGCCATTCCATTTTTGTATGTGTACAATAAAAAACTGTTTTAATCGGCATTGTAATTTCTGTTCCGTTTAGACTTATATATTTTTGTCCTACTTTTTCTACCAATGAAATAAATGGAGAATTATTGCTTCGTCTTGCAACATCATAATATTTACCTGTCTTTAAATCCAACTGCCTTCCATCAGTGTCCACTAAAAGAAAATCTTCACTATCTCCGTCTAAATATTTCTCCTGTATCCTGGCAATATAAGTCGGTTCTATCGTATCGTCATTATCCAAACGGGAAGTTATAAGCCAATCGCCGTGTTTTAGTTTTTCTGGATAAAGATTCCGCACATAATCAGCAGGATATCCATTTATAATTTGAATAAAAGGATAATATCTGTATCTGTCTGTTACCGTATCAGGAGTTTCTGCTGCAAAAGAAAGTAACCACGTGAAATTTTTACAAGTCTGATTAAGGACAGATGGCAAAGTATAAGTTTCAAATAGTTTCATCCTGTGCCGCATCCATTCTTCTGGATTTTTAACCGCCGGATTATTATAAACAGAAACCCCGCCGATCATAATATTCCATCTGGTAAAAATAAAATGCCTAAACATATCTTTCTGTAATTTTTTCCCTGATATATTGCCTTCTTTTCTCTTTGTCTACTGGATCTAAATTCATACTTTTGTTATATTCATGAAGCCTATACTGGTAAACGGTTTTATGTATATATCCTAAATTATAACCCTTTTTCATGAGTTTTAAGTGTAAATCATATTCTTCGCCCGTCCAAAGTGATTCATCCCAGCCACCGACTTCAAAAATCATATCCCGCCTGAAAAGAGTTGTGCCTCCATGTATCTGATTAGCTTTTATCATTTCTTCAAATGTCGGGATGAACCCTATCCATAGAGGATATTTTTCCCATCCATCATATAAGTCCCCAAAATTCTCAGCATCTCCGCAAATCCAATCAAAGCCCTGAACTCCGTTATATAAATCTTCGATGGCTGTACTTGGAAGTATATCATCTTCTGCTAAAATCTTAATGTATTCCCCTGTTGTTTTATGAATTGCATCATTAAGATTCTTTGATAACCAACAGTCCCCCTGCCAGGTAATTATCTCACAATTAACAGTCTGATTAATAACTGACTTAATTGCTTCGTTTAAATAGCCTCTGTCTTTATCATAGGGTATTATTACACTTACGGGAACGCATTTTTTTAAATGATTCATAACTTGGGAACTTATTTTTTCCAAAATACATTTTATAAACTTTCTCCGTCTCTTCGTATGATTTTGTGCTGATCATACCCATATCCTCAAACGATTTTACATATTCGCTAAATCCTGCAAAGTCGTTTAATTTTAGAATCCCGCTATCATAAATAGTAATACCAAAAAAATTAGAAATATCTGAAAATTGAACATCTTTTTCTTTATAGTTCTGGCATTCTATGAAATGGGAAATATTAGAGTTCGTTTTAATATCCAAAACATATGGATGTTCTTTTACATCTATCGTCAATGGTCGAATCCCGCAAGCCTTTAGGTTATGGACACTCATACAATCCATAGAATCGTTCAGCTTCGCAGGCCATAGGTGCTTACCATGAACATTCAGGACTTCTAAAAGAGTATCATATTTATACATCCGGGCAACCCCCAGAGGATAATTATCATTATAATCTTTAACAAAGATACACCGTCCAGAAAGATATTCATACATATATAAATTATTAACTCCGAATACCTTTTCACCACTTTTCATATATGGTTCGTATAGTTTCAGGATCTCAGGATTCAGAAGATCATCGCTACCCATTTGCATCAGATATTTAAACTTGAATTCCGTTAATGCGAAGTCAAGACCATAATTCTGCTTTGCTCCAAGATATTTATTAGAAAATTCGCAAATCTCCCCGTCTGCATCCTCAATCAGATCAACTAATGAATCGTGATACCTGTCTTCAAGTGAAATAATACAAACTAAAATTATCTTTGGATAGACTTTTCGCAGCCTCTGAATCCCTGCAAGAAATATCTTTACTATTTCGGGCCGGCCCCATATCGGAGTTAAAATGAGAATTGTCATTGATCTAAATCATTAGTTGTAAGTAAGCCTCTTTCCT